ATAAGGTACACTGGAGATGAAGTATGAGCAAATGCTTGAGGTACTCGAAGGTGGTTGTAAGTAGGCAAATGATGAATGTATATCTGTAGCTGAAAGCATGAGGGTAATAACACTAATCCCTCGCCCTTGGCGAATTGAGTTAGGTGCTGTATCAAATTATATTGAAAGGAAAATATGTTTGTGTATATCCTCTTACTATAAGCACCTTTATATATATGGTTGGGGAATAAGGGCGAAGCATAAGGTCATCCTGGAAAACCCATTAAATTATTCCAGGTTCATGAATTGACATGATATGAACAAAGCCATATATATAACCTATGGTATTTAAATCTCAATTAGATGAGTTAATAGAAACCTTAAACGACTATAGCACTTACTTAAAACAGTTTGGTTATGATACAGATACTATATTCTGTGCTTTTGCAGTAACAGCTATGTATTTAACTGGGGAAAAAAGCACCAAGAATATTGGTAGGTCCATTAAGAAAAAGGTAGATAGTATTAGTGTTATCCAGAGTACTGGTCATACAATTCATTAGCATAATCTAACGCATCAAATTCATAGTATTCCCAAAACTTGTTTTCTGGTTTATACTTACCCCATGTCAGTTCCGAATGATGTTCAAAACATAAAGGTACTACAAGCTGATTAGATCTTTTGAATTGAACCTGAGAACCTCGTAAGTGATGAACATTCATGGGTGAATTAGATGTACAACCAGGTACACAGCATCCATGCTGTATGATCTTATTAAAATATTTCTTATCTTTAGATGTATATTTGCCCATCCCAAGAACCATCCTTCCTTAATAACATTGGTATTAAGTAAGGTACACCATTTATGATGCAACCACAAGATAGTATTGGTTTAGCTACATTGATTTTCATGTATGCCATAGCAAGAGATGTTTTGTTTACAAGACAACCTACTGACATACCCCAGTTTAAATGGAAGTCATTACCTACATACTCTATATTTGACTGCGTGTGGTAGTGTCCTTGACACACCGAAGCAGACATTAACTGTACTGACTTCACAATGTTCTTAGATACTTGATGTGCAAAATATATTCTGCCTAGTCTATTAGTTTCCCAATGGTACTCTTTCCATTTCCACCGAGATGATACATCAAGTATTTCATTGTAGTCTTTCAAGAAGAACTTAGACATTCCTTTTGCCATAGCTCTACGCAGTACCATAGATCCATGATTAGATTCTAGTAGTGTCATGTCTGGATACATCTTCTCTAATTTCTTCATCCAGAACTTACCTACTTCTAGTTCATCAGCTGCCGAAGGAAGATCTGGGTTGATGACATGGCTTACATTGATGGAGTGCCAATCCATTTCATCACCGATATTGATTACTTTATCCCAATCATATCTGTTCTTTAGCTTGTTAAGGAAAGAAAAGCTGTCAGGGTGGTGATATGGTATATGAAGGTCAGAAATGACCAAAATTTTATCCATATTTCCTGTTTTAAGGACCGTAGGAGGGCTAGTTAATTTCTTCTTGTATGATCTACTTGTCTTTTTTAAATCTGTCTGCGATTTTTTCACCTGATCTACCAATAGTATACCCTCCAATACCTACTAAGATAATATTAAGCAGAGAATTTTGTACAGATTCTGGAATATTAGGTGCAGTATAACCGAACCAATGGGCTACCATTAAACCAGCAAAGACCAACATCATAATTGGTCGCCAGTTTCTTTGTAAGAATCCTCCTTGTGCTTCTGTCTGTATGATCTTTGCAGCACCTTCTAGTTCTGCTAGTTCACCAGATATAATTTTTTCTTGGACTTTAGCTTTGAGTTTGTCTGCCTCACCTTTGTTGTCTACTACTTTGTCAATAGTTTTAAATACAGCTCCAGCGACAGGACCGAGTAAGTTAAGCAACATCTATCTCCCTCATTGTTAATGCTAATTCTGATGCTCTATTTGGTGTCTGACGATACCAAAGAGAATCAATCATTTCATCAGAAGCATCTGTATAGTTTCCTTGTTTAAGAGCAGATAACATACCTTTAAATTTAGATACACCACCTTCACCCATTTGGTAAACCATTTCTATTACTACTTCTTTTGCAGTAGTATCTATATCACAATCACCGAGTACACGATCTGCACCTTCACAAGCAGTTTGGAAATCTTTTTCAAATAGTTTATTCCAACCTTCTTCAGTAGTAGGGATATCTTCTCCAGGTATAATTTTATGACCATACCCACCAGTATCAAAACCTTCACTACATTTGTAAACATCAACTCGATAACCTTCATGTTTTTTGATTCTATCTTTTAGTTCTTCAAATGACATTGTGTTCCTTCTGTGTACAAAATCCAGTAATGTACAAATCTGTTTTCTCTCTTAAACTGTATCTAAAGTTATCCACATATGCAAGACATTCCCCTACACTATTAAACTTCTCATATAAAGGTTCTACTACACAAGTTTGTTCTAATGGACTAGTTAAAGACTGTACGCAAAAGAAAATAATTAAATAAAATTTCAATTGAACTGTGTCATGAGTAATGCCAGTAGGTTAGAAAATACTAAGAATCCTACAGACCACATGACCTTTTTAATCATACCAATATCTTCTTCTATATGTTTGAGATGATTAGATTTAATAATCTCGATATCCTTTTTGATTAACAGGATATCTTTTTCTAATTTATTTATTTTCTCCGACTGTGTTGCCATTGGATAATCCTGATGAGTTTAAGTGGACTTTCTCTTGTATAGATAATTGTTCACTAATTGATTTTTCTACAGACGAAGCATACTCAGCTTTAGCTTTCTGCATCAACACAACATCATCTACAGTCATGTTGTTCTTTTCTTCTCTTAACTTAGCATTTTTTTCATGTGCTAAATCAAGTCTATCTAATAAAAACTTGTTATGTGTTCTTAGTTCTCTTACTTCTTTTTTAACAGATCTAAGTTCTTTTTGTACTTCTGATAATGTAGCCATTAATTTACTTTACTCATTGATCTAATAAATTCAACACCTTCTATGGTTTCTATTTGTGCTTCAACTTTAGCACAAGCTATTCTTGCTGTATCAGATTGCATATTCCGTTCCATTATTCTTTTCTTTTCAAGACAATCTTTAACACCATCAGTAACAGTATGCTCAATCATAGTGCCACCAGAAAATAATAATAATGCTATAATAACTTTAGTAACCATTGGCTGCTCTTATCTTATCTTTTAATTCTTCAATGTCATTCAAGGCTTTTTCCATATCAGTTTGTAATCTCATAATGTTTACTTTGTTATGTGCCATGTTTTCTAAATCTTCTGAAACTTTTTCTACTTGTCCTGATACAAATTCTAATAGCATAAACTGTTCCTGATCTATAGGTATTTGACTTGCATTCTTAACAAGATCAGCTTCAAATAAAGTAGCTCTAGTTTCAATATTATTTAATCTTTCAATAATACCAAAGTATGCCCAAACAGCAGTTGCTGTAGCTCCTAATAAACCAATAAGATTCTTAAGAGGTAATCCTATCTCTGTCTTTTCAGAAAGAGAAGGCATTACCTACAGATACATTCACCATTACAGTATTCACACATGGTCTACTCCTTTGGATATTTATCTTTGACTGCTTGAATTGTAGTTTTCCAACCATCAATGCCATTATGAAAAATGTCATCAAGTTGATCTACA